CAAGTGTTCGATGGACATGTGTTCGACACAGGAGGATTTCCTGCGCTGGGGCTGTTTGGCCGAAGGATCGCCTGAGCCGCGGGTAATGGGTAGTTGACTTTGATTGAGTCCAGCTGACCGATAATGTGCGCTACACAGGATTAGGTGACCACACGGGTTGTGGGTAGTTCGCGCGCAGTGGCGCGCGGCGGCTGACGGCCGCGCCTTTGGCTTTTCCGCCCGGGGCTGTCGGAAAACAACTAGGACCCGCACCTAGTTAGATGCGGGTCCTAGTTAGTTGCTTGTGTCAGAAGGTCTCGACACTCTCTCCGTTGCTGTCAGCAGTCAGCACGCGCTCGCGCTTTTCGCGCATCTTCTCGTTGACGTAATCATCTTGCTCCCAATCGCGCGGATCTTCTGCGTCGATTGCGACTTCGACGTGCGTAGCCACACTGCACAACTCTGCGAGGAACTCCGCGCCTGGAACGTTCGCCCACGACACGACAGTATCGCCATCACGCACGGTGTTAACGCGCGCGCCGCTTTCGACCACGACAGTAACAGACACGCCGTTAGCGATGTGCTGGCAGTAAGTGTCAAGCATTGCCTCCGCGCGGAGAATTGCACGACGGTACTCAACCTTACGTGCCTCGGTTGCGTCAGCATCGGTGCCAGCGATAGGGCGCGGCACGGGCCATACGGCATCGGAGGCAGCACCCTTAGCAGCACTGTAGTACGCGACAAGCTCCGCACCCGACATAGTGCGGACGTAACCGTTAGCGCGCGTACCACGCACCGTAACGGTAAGAGCCTTAGGCTTGGACATTGCTGGGTCCTACTTTCTGTGAGTTGCCTCCGACCCTATGCCGGTGGCGACACGTATACATTAGCATCGGCACAATATCCGGCCGACCGTTAGGGAGGAGTTGGGTAGTTTAGCTGAGCTAACATCTCGTAATCGCGCAGCGATTGCGAGTGTAAGCGAAGCGGTACCTTTGCCAGAGATATTAGGTACCTAATTTTTGAAAGTTTACCTCTGCCTCAAATTTTTGAAATTTTACCTCTCCCGTAAAAATTTTTGCCAGAGATATTGGGTACCTAATTTTAAAAATTTTTTGCCTTTTAAAAAGATCAGCTATACCCTTGACAACCCATAATTTTCTGGTATCCTGGATACATGTTCAGACAACTACGCGAAGCCTACGGCTTAACTCGAAGCGAACTCGCGGAACTAACAAACCGTAGTCCTAATTATATCCTCAAAGCTGAAAGCCTGACGTTCCCAACGCCGCCAGTAGCTCTCATGGACTTCTATACACAGGAGGTCGATAAGCTACCGGCGGGGCTACCCCCGGGGCTGTCGGAAACGTGGGAACCTCAAGATCGAGATATACTCAATTCTCAGTATAGGGCTTCTCAGCGTAGTCATCGAGAACAGTGGTTACATCTTATGGACCCAGTACCCGTTAGTATGCTTAAAGCTGAGCATTCGAGCTTCTGTCGGAGTTGGGTGTATAAGATACTAGATCATGAAGATGAGGATTTTATTCACCCTACTGAATACCGAGTATCGCAGGGACTTTGCATTCCTGCTCCTGCTGTATACCGTGCTGAGAAGTTTGGTCACATATCTCAACCAATTAAGACTGCCCTGTCGGATTTAGTAGAGTATGTTGCGAGTGGTAGGTTCCATGCTGTGTTTCCTGAAACTGGACAAGCTGTTACGACAGGAGTTTTAATGATTGCTAAAAAGTACGGAGTGGTGCCCTACCATGTCTGAAACTAAAGACGTTGAAACTAAGGACCTAGTGCCTAAGCTTACTAAGGAGCAGTATGAGCTATTGCTTTATTTGGAGCAGTCCTACTGGAGAACTTCTGCACTTCCATCATACGAAGCCATTATTGCCTCGGGAATTGAGTTACTTGAAAGCGTTTACTATGAAGCGTGGATTAACCCAAAGTTCGTGGACTCGCTTAGGTCCCGAGGAATCCCAGAACACTTGCTCCGCGTTAGCTCAGGTACTTTCAACGGACGAATCCTAACTGAAGAACAGATGCGTGTTGCTAACGTAATGCTGGACACACTGGATAAGCGGTCTAGGCTGAAGAAACTTACTGAACTTGGGATATCAACTAGTCAGTACAATACCTGGCTTAAAGACCCAGTGTATCGTCAGTACTGTTTGGAACGCGCCGAGGACTTATTGATTTCGAACCAGCCTGTTGCCCACATGAGTTTGATTGAGCGGGTGGCGCAGGGGGACCTGGGAGCAATAAAATACTTTAACAGTATGACTGGGCGGTACCGGGAGCGCGAGCGGGCTGCTGTCGAAATTAACAACGTAAGCATGAATAACTACGGGTCCGATACGCTGATTAGCATTGTGGAGATTATTCAGCGGCATGTAAAGGACCCTGAAGTGCTGTCGGCTATTGGAGATGACATTTTAGCCTTACAGCAGAATTTTGCAAACCCCGCAGTACCCACAAGCACGTATAAACCAAGCGGGTACAGAGAGCCAGAGCCCCGCACTATTGACGCTATTGAGGGGAGTATTAGCATATGAGCCCTGACCCGTTCGAGAGCACAAAAGAAAGCATTGAGAATGAAGCACGTAAGACTGCTGATAGCAGTTGGGATAGCCCTTTCCACACTATTGGTAAGGGAGCTACACAGGCTGCGCCGGGGAACCACACGCACCCAGCGACAGACATTAAAGATTTACCAGCAGGGTTAGCATTAAGCAACGCGATTCCTAAACAGGACGCAGGTAGCGGCTCGGCGGGTACTGGAGTAGCTGCTAGCCGTGATGACCACGTTCACCCGCCGACGCCAGGAATTAGCTTAGGCACTAGCGTACCACCAGCAGATAGCGGATCAGGGGCTGTCGGGGTTTTGGGAGCGGCTGCGCGTGCAGACCACCAACACCCAACACATAACGTTCCCTACGCTGATAGTGCAGCATACGCAGCCAACGCAGATACAGTAGACGGATACCATGCTACTAGTTTATCAAAAGTAGGACACACCCATACTGTAGATTATGCAGCAACAGCAGGTAGTGCAAGCACCGCAGATAACGCAGATAAAGTAGATGGATACCACGCTTCTAGCCTGTCAAAAGTAGGGCATACACATAACCCATCAGACAGTGGTATTATCCCTGCAATGCATGGACCCTATTCTGTCGGAGCCGGTGATGAGCTTATAATTGGACCGTTCACCAAGAAGTCAGATGAATACGTACTATATAGCCTTTTCCACAGTAGTGCGTACATTAACCTTTCCATGCCTTCGCAGAACGCTACTAACTTTACAATTAAAATCCGTAATACGACTTCGGGAACGAACCATAGCGGTATTTACGTTATGTCCTTGCGTGTGAGAAACGCATGACCGAACTGAGGTTTAAAAAAGATAGTTGGGATTTTACAGGAGCGCTCTGTCGGGAAATAGATAACGCATACTATTACTTTTTCCCTGAGAGGGGAAGTAACGTATCCATAGCTAAAAAGATATGTAGTATGTGCTCTATTAGGCTTACATGTTTAGACTATGCTGTTCGTAATACTTCGATTACTCATGGAGTATGGGGAGGCATGACAGCAAGGGATATTGCACGTATAAGAAATACCCTAGGTATTGAAGCCTTTAATCCAGAAGAGGAGGATGAAGATTATGGCGAAGAAGTCGGATAGCCTATCTCCTCAGGACCTCCTCCTTCGTGTCGGAGAAGAACTTAAACGTCAAGCGCAAAGGCCTAACATTAATGGCTATCAACCGCACCAAAAGCAAGTGGACTTCCATAGCAGCCCAGCTCCAACTCGCCTGTACATCGGAGGCAACCGTTCTGGAAAAAGTTTTGGCAACGTTGCGGAATGTGCCTATTGGTTACGAAAGAACCATCCGTACAGACGGATACCGGTTGGAGATTACGAGGGAACCCGAGGGCGTATCAATACGGTCGACTTTATTAACGGAACCGACAAAATCCTCCTCCCACTTTTTAAGCAACTCATTCCTCCGAGCCTACTCAAAAATGGTTCTTGGGACGATTCATACCATCGTGCGTCCAGAGTCCTCACCCTCAACAACGATTCCTTCATCGAGTTCTTATCTTACGAATCCGATCTCGATAAGTTCGCAGGAACGAGCCGACATTTTGTCTCATATGATGAGGAACCACCAGAAGTAATCTACACGGAGAATAAGGCTCGACTTATTGATACTCAAGGCCACCAGTGGTTTAGTATGACCCCTGTCGAGGGCATGTCGTGGGTTTATGACACCATCTATTTGCCTGGAAAAGAGGGCAATGAGAACTTCCATATTACTGAAATCAGTATGGATGAGAACCCATATCTATCATCTGAGGCGGTACGGGAGTTCTTGGAAGGGCTCGATGAGAATGAAAAACTTGCTCGCGGCAAGGGACAGTTCATCGAGATGGGTGGAAAAATCTATAAAAAGTTCGACCCCAAACCAGGTGGATTACATGTACTGGATAGAGAAGGCTTACGATTTCCACGAAACGTCCCCATCGGAATTAGCCTCGATCATGGATTCAACAACCCTACCGCGGTATTATGGCACGCCCTTCTCCCTGAAGGGAAAGTAGTAACATTCCATGAGCGATACCTGTCGGGAGAGGTTGTAGCTAGTCATGCACGATACATCCATGAATTCAACCGAGTCAATCGAATTAACCCAAGCATCCTTATTGCCGACCCAAGCATTAAGAACACTGACCCCATTACAGGAACAAGCATCCTCCAAGAGTATATCAAATATGGTTTACCTTTCTCTCTTGCAAACAATGATGTTAAAGCAGGCATCGAGCGAGTATCCTCATATCTTACGCCGCGCGCAGGCGGAGAGCCTTTGTGGCGCATCACAAGAGATTGCCCGAACACTATTAGAGAACTCGCGCGTTACAAGTGGAGTACCTACCAATCTAAGAAACTAGATGCCCGTTATAACCGCAAAGAGGAGCCTCATAAGAAGGATGACCACGCTTGCGACTCGCTACGCTACTTCTTAATGTCGCGCCCAGAACTTGAGCATGAGTTTGCTAATGCAAACCAGAAGGTTAACCCTACAGAAATCTGGGACGATAGTGTAACAGCGCACATCGGCGACTGGAGCGTTCGACAGATCAGGAGAGAAGAAGCAATAGCTATGCAGGCGCAGAACGGAGAGTACGCAGACTTGACAGGAACTGACATGATGGGAGGGTTATACTGAACCTTGACAAGCCCTGTCGGAAGTGAAATGATCCCCCTGTCGGGGCCTTTGAGGTCCCCCTTTGTATACCCTAAAGAGGCTTTTAATGGAATTAAACTATAGGTATGATAGTTCGGCACGGGTTCAGCCTACTGAATTTGGTCGAATGCTACAGCCTGGTTTATGTTTGTTGTGTAGCCGTCCCGGAAGATTTCCTGAGGAAATCTTTGCTAATTTGGGAGTTGAGTTAGAGTATTATGGAGTTGCGTATCTTTGTATGGAGTGTTGTGCGGAGATTGCTGATTTCATCCTCTTCAAGTCCCCTGATGCATATGATGATCTTTTAGATTCTCTTAAAGAGAATCGTTTACGTAATATTCAGTTATCGGAGCAGTTAGCGGAAGCAAAGAGGTTACTTGATGTACGAATTGACTCTGCTGGCGATCGTTTCGTTGGCCGCGATGGGGCTGTTAGTATTCCTCTTCTTGAAGCAGACGGCTCAGCAGACGAAATTGATCGAATTCTTAACTACAGCGAATCAGAGCCTACTGAATCAGGTTCGAAGTAAAGATTTAGCTACCCTGTCGGGTCTTGAGCAGGTCTATTCTGGGCCTCTTGAAGAGACTTATCTTTCGACAGAAGATCGTGAATTAAGGGCTTGGCACGAAGCATTATCTGCTCAACATCAATTAGGCGAAGTAATTGATGACGAGGACATTGAGAACTATAGGGCGGCCTTATGAGTTTACAGCAGGCAGTTGAGGCTCAAGATGGAATGTCTAATCCATTATTAGACGCTTTACTGAGGCAGAAGCAGGACGCAAGTCTTGCTATTTGGGCAGAAGATCAGTTTAAAGCTATGAAGGCTGCTCGACAGGATCAAGAGCGGCAGTGGTACTTAAACTTAGCTTTTTACTTTGGTAATCAGTACATCAAGCCTCTTGGTGTTGGATTAAACAGTCTTACGTTTAGTACGCCTAAGGCTCCGCCGTGGCGAGTTCGACTTGTTGTTAACCGTATTCGTCCTGCTATCCGTACAGAGGTTTCAAAGTTAATTGCACAGAAACCTACTGTTTACGTTATTCCCGCTACAGGCGAGGAAGAAGATAAAGCTGCTGCTAAGGCTTCAGGTCAGATTTGGGAAGCAGCTTATCGGGATAAGGAAGTTAAAAAGATTCTGCGTCGAGCTTTATGGTGGGGCGCTATTTGTGGAAATGTTTTTGTTAAAGAGTACTGGAATGCTGGTACTGGTCCTAAGATGCTGAACCCTATGACTGGGGAAGAAGTTACAGCAGGCGATGTGGAAATGGAGGTTGTTACTCCTTTCCATCTTTTTGTTCCTGATCTTACTTTAGAAGATATTGAGCAGCAACCTTATGTTATTCATTCTACTCTTAAGGACATTAACTACGTTCGTCGAGTTTATGCTTTTGAGGCTACACCTAATGCTTCATCGAATGATACTCTTATTGATAATCGCTACCTTAATATAGTTAATGAAGCGTCAGTTAATAAGAAGGATCAGGTTCTTGTTCATGAGGTTTGGATTAAGCCTCACGGCCATAGGCTTTTTCCTGAGGGTGGATTGTTAACTGTTATCAACAGCCGTGTTGTTCAGCGTATTGATAAGTATCCTTACCCTCATGGAGAATTCCCGTTTGCTAAGTTCGATCATGTACAGACAGGAAAGTTCTATGCTGACTCTGTTGTTACAGATTTAATCCCTCTTCAGCGAGAGCTTAACCGTACCCGTAGCCAGATTATTGAGTCTAAAAACTTAATGGCAAAGCCTCAGCTACTTGCTCCTAAGGGATCAGTTCAGGCTCGCAAGATTACTTCTGAGCCCGGTCAGGTTATCGAATATACGCCGGGACTTACTCCGCCTACGCCTCTTCCGATGCAGTCGCTTCCTTCCTATGTGTTAGAGGAAGTTACTCGTTTGATGCAGGATATGGATGATATTGCGGGTACTACTGAAATGTCCCGTGGACAAAACCCATCTCAGGTGACTGCATACTCAGCCCTGTCGTATCTTCAGGATCAGAGTGAAACAAAACTTTCTGCTTCCGTTGCATCTGTCGAAGAGTTTGTTGAGAAAATCGCTCGGCTTTACCTTAAATACGTTGTATATTATT